GGCTTTGAGTATTTTTGCTATTGGTTTTACTACCCCACCAACCATAGGAACCATTCCAAGCCCAGCCAGACCCATACCAGCTACGTCGCCCTCACGCCTAGCATCCTCAACGTCTTTAGCGGACAACGCTGGGCCAAGCACAGGATGAAACCCCGCAGCCATCTCCACAGCTTCAGGTGATAGGTCAGCCTTCGGCCTTGCTCTTACGTTGCGTCCTTGCCCTTTAATAAGAGGGTTTCCGTAGTACGCATCGGTGTCCTCTGCCATGATTTATCCTTTAGTAAAACCTTTGGTTTTGCCTTGATTTGAACTCTCTTACCGGCTCTTCTTCGTCTGTATCAGTGCTAATAAAACCGCCTTTTCTGAATCTCATTAGTCCCATTGATACAGTATCAACATAGTCATCGTGGTCGCCGGCAGGAAAAGAAGCTACTTCGTCTACCACCTCTTCTGCCCAGCTTGTATTAGGTGCCCAAACCCTGCCAGAGGCAAATAGATCCGAAATGGCATTCAGCCGTGTTATTTTGTCGTTACCCTTGGTTGGGGTAAATTCTTGAACAGGGATACCCATAGCTCTTAACTCATAAATAAGCGGCGCTCCAGAGGCTTTCTTTTCAATAATAATAGAATCCGGCTTCCATTCTTTATATTCTCTAAGCACAATCCTTTTTAGCTCAGGAAACTCTACCCTATCCCTAAAAGCATTTAATAGAATGATATTGGTCTGGTCTTTACCCTCGCTGTTGGGTTTATTGAAAACACCCCAAACAGTACACGCCGAATAGTCAGCCCTGTTACTCTTTTCAAAAGCAGTGTCCCACGCCATCAAGATAAAATCACACTTAGGCGGTCGCTCCTCCTCCCACATCTTCCACCATTCCCGCTTAACAATAGCTGAAGACTCAGATGTAGGGTTCTGTTGATATTGGGCCTGCCATTTACTATTAGATAACTCAGTCCTTAAAGCTTCCAACTCTTCAAAAGACCAGAATTCCGGCCACAAAGGCTTTCCAGAAGGCAAAATAGCCGGAAATTCTATGACTTCCCACTCTTCGCCACCCCTTTGAAAGGCTGCTTTTAATACTTGGGCTGTCAAATCCCTCTTTGACCAGCGGGTCATTACTATAACTATAGCACCGCCTGGTTGTAATCTCTGCCTGGGGCCGGAGGTAAACCACTCATACACAGAATCATATACCGCAGGGTTGGATTCGGCTAGTTTGGCCTCCTGTTCTGAGTGGGGATCGTCAATAATCAACAAATCAGCCCCTTTACCAGTAACAGTACCATCTACCCCAATAGCAAAATACTCCCCATCCTTATTAGTAGACCATCTCCCAGCTGCTTTGGAGTCGTGTCTTAGCGATACATTTGGAAAGATCTTGGTATATACCTCCCCGTCCACCAAGTTTCTGACTTTCCGCCCAAATCCGACCGCCAGATCAGAAGTATTAGAAGCCTGAATAATTTTCCTATCTGGATATTTACCCATATACCAACTAGGCAAAAGGTAAGAGGCAAACTCACTCTTAGTATGTCTAGGCGGCATATTAATAATTAGTCTCTTTAACTTCCCCTCGGCGATTTCCTCAAACTTCTTAGCCATAACCTCGTGGTGTCTGCCATGTATAAAGCTGGGCCACATACACCTTACATATTCCAGGAAATCTATCTGCCCGCGCTCTCTCCTAACAGAATTGGAGTATTCCTCCGCCATAGTGAGTAAATGATCTCTCTGACCCTCCGGTAATTGGTCTATTACCTTTATCAGTCTATCTTCCGGCAATGACTTTAAAATATCAAACAGGTCATCGTTTGTAATAGTATTCAACTCACTCAATTGTCCGAACCCTTAATCCATAAGGCCTAATAGATCTGGCTCTTCTCCTGACCCCCTTACAAACTCCAAGGTCTACAAGAACCCACATCTTCCTAGATACATTACCCCGACCCTTTTCTCCAGTCAGCCGCATAACGTCATCTACCGAGGGGCCGAAACCAAATCGTTTCCACCACTCATCTATCACCAAAAAGATCTCTTTCTGCGCTGGCGTCATTTTTTTATGTATATAATTTTTTTGGTGCTGCATATTTAAGCAGACGGGGGCGTTTCTGTAGTGTAACACCCTGTTACACTAGAGAATTTAGTCAACAATATCATATACATATAAAATTTAGGACGGGAAGTGCGTAATTTATAGGCAATTGAGTGTGGGGATTACTAAGCAAGTGTGGGCGGGGTGTCTTCGCTCGCGCGCGGGGGGAGGGGGGGCGGTGGGGGCGCGCCCGCCTGAAGCCCTGGTGAGCGCTCACTAACCGCCAAGGCATTGATTGGTATAGCATCATCCACGATACATGGCACGGCATCATCTATGCCGGCAGTCTGCGCGACATCGTCACATATGACAGCGTCGTCAGTGTTACCTCTCGCCAATTCTGCCAGTAGACTGATGCCGCCATCACCGCTCGATGTAGTGATAGCGGTGCGCAATGAATTGATCAAGCGCTCGCGAGCGGTACTCGCCGAATCCGTTTTGATCAATTCGCGCCGTTCGGTGAAAGCCGCGACCTCCGTTACCTTGCCGAGTAACTCCAGCGCTCGCAGTCTTTGCGCCGGTGGCATCGCATCGTCGATGGCGGTCGTCGTCAGCCGCTCGATCACTAGCGCGCGCAAAGCTGCAGGTGTTGCATATCTCTGAGCCTCGAGCGCTAGCCTGAACGCTTCGACTTGAGCGGATATTGCCGGACTTGCTGCCAACCGACTAGCATCATGGCCATGATGAATGGGCTTTGACTTAGTGTTATATGCCTTTCTGTATGCGCTGGCTTGTGTTTCTCCCATTGCGACAGCCTGAGCGAATGCGACTTGTTTAGTAGTAAGGCGCTTATCTTTGCCGTTGCTGGCGCCGAGTAATATGTGTTCCATCGGCATGGACTTCAGGCCTTCGGCCACTTGTTTACGACTAAGCCGGCGCGTAGGTATTTTGTCGGAATTCATAGCCCGATGATACCCGACGCACAATTGCGGCGCAATGTGACGCCCAGCGGCACCATTTATATAGTAGCAAAAAACCAGGTTTTCAATTAAATCAATGATTTAGCGTGATTGTCAATGCTTGGCACGTTGAATGCTTGACAGTCAATACTACCAGTCACCTATACAACCCACTACGAAAGGCACCTATGAAAATCACCGTACGCATTGATAACAATTATGGCGTCCGCGCTATCTATCCAGTTTGCGACCAATCAAAGCTTTTAGCGCAGCTTGCCGGCACTCGCACGTTGACGCGCCACGCCTTAGACACAATCAAGAAACTCGGATACGCCGTAACCGTTGATCAACCGGTTGTGACGCTATGAATAAATCAGAATTGCGCGAAGTGAAGCGCCTCGCCTATTTTCATACTCGTGACATGGACGGCACCGTCGCGCGTGGTCTATCTGCGCTAATACGTTGCGCGACTAAAAAAAGCGCCAGCGAATTACGCGACTTTGCAGAGATTTTTGGCGTAACCAATCACCCCGAATTCATTATTTAAAAGGCTTCCAATGTTAAAAATTAGCTCGACCGTTATTTGCACCTGCGCTGTCTTTTTGGCGCTCCATGTGTCCGATTATTTTTTTCTTCCAATTGCGCTGTCTATCGGCGCCGGCTTTGGTTTTGCCGGTCTAATCCTGATGGGGGACGAATAATGCGAAATATCGTCGTCGTAAAAGTGGGCGCGTCGAAGCGCGTACCACAATCTCGAATTTGGGTCGAAGGCCGGCGCTTGATTGGTGCCGGCTTTGTGCATGGGGCGCGCTACGATGTCGTATGGAATGTTCTCGGTGCGACGTTGACGCTGTCCAGCGCCGGCGCTCGTAAAGTGGCCGGCACCATCGACCGCCCCATTATCGATATCACTGGCGAAAAGGTGCGCGCTCTATGCGCGACGCTTTGCACTGACCGCGTGATCATTATTTATTCAGCGCAAAAAATAGAAATTGAAAGGGGCGAATGATGGCTATGCAATGCATGACAAAAAAACAGGCCGCGATCATTACCGGCGGCCTCACTAAAACCTCAAAGATGCCATGCATGAGTTATTCATTGCCGATTATCGCGTGTATCACCGGCTTTCGCATGCGCGCCATTGCCGGCTCTGTTTGCCATGTCTGCTATGCCGGAAGGAATTTTTACAAAATGTATGAAGGAACGATCGAACCGGCGCAACATGCGCGGCTTGACGCCACAGTCAATGCGGATTTTGAGGTATGGGTGTCCGCTATGGTTTGCCTTATCGGCTCCGACCCATATTTTCGATGGCTGGATTCGGGCGACATTCAGAGCATTGACATGCTCGAGCGCATCGCAGAGGTTTGCCGGCGTACGCCGCATTGCCGGCACTGGTTACCTACCCGCGAGTATTCAATAGTGGCCGCTTTTTCCGCTCAATTCGATATCCCGCTGAATCTTAATATACGCTTGTCAGGAATGTTCCCAGATAAACC